GACATTATTCCTCTTTCGTCTTAAACTAGGGAAGGGGGAACTCTGGATATCTAGAGTTCCCCCTATTTTTTATGAAAACAATTGATACACTAGTCGCTGATATTTATTCTCTGTTTGAATCGTCTGTACCTGATATGTCAGATGATGAAGTAGATAATATTATAGATAAGTTTGGTGATGCGCTAAAGGTGCATTTAAAAAGATTTATTTATGAAGAAGAACGTAGAAGAGATACTCTTCGACTATCCGCTATTGGTAAACCTGAAAGGCAGCAGTGGTATAGTGCATCTCCTCATTCAAAAGTTAAAGAGAATATAGAACTTCAAGGTAGAGATAAGATTAAATTTTTATATGGTTATATTTTAGAGGAACTATTACTTACCTTGTCTTCTCTCGCAGGACATGAAGTTAAAGATGAGCAGAAGGAAGTATCTATTGAAGGTGTATTAGGGCATCAGGATGCTGTTATAGATAATGTATTGGTTGATTGTAAGTCCTCATCAGGTAGAGGCTTTGATAAATTTAAAAACAATTATGTATCTTCTGATGATCCCTTTGGGTATATCGCACAGATATCTTCTTATGCTGAAGCTAATGGATTAACTGAAGCTGCTTTCCTAGCTATCAATAAACAAACAGGTGAGATATGCTTATCTAAAGTTCATTCAATGGAAATGATTAATGCAACTGATAGAGTTAAATACATTAAGGACATGGTTAATCAAAGTAACCCACCAGATAAATGCTACTCTGATGTTCCTGATGGTAAGTCTGGTAACCGTAAGCTGGATGTTGGTTGCATCTATTGTGATTACAAGCGTGATTGTTGGAAGGATGCTAATGGTGGTCAAGGATTACGTGTGTTTGATTATGCAACAAACCCTCGATATCTTACGCAAGTTTCTAAGATGCCTAACGTAGAAGAGATTACGGACTGGTAATGCATTGGAAGTACGCAGGTAAACCTGACATTGAAAGTAAGTTTGGTTTTGTATACATAATTACAAATAAGAAAACAGGTAAAGCTTATATAGGATGTAAGCAGTACTGGCACTACAAGAAAGGTAAGAAGGCTAGACAATCTAATTGGAAAGTTTATATGGGTTCTTCTAAATCTTTAACAGAAGACATTAAAAAACTAGGCAAAAGAAATTTTAAGTTTGAGATGTTAGCTGAATATAAAAACAAAAGAAGCTTGAGATATTATGAATGTTATTATCAAATGAAATATAATGTTCTTGCTTCTGTTCTTGAAGGTACAGACGAACCAGCATTTTATAATAACTATGTAGGAGGAAAATGGTACAGACCAGTAGAGAGCTATGAATCAGAACTATAGAAACATACTTAACAATTTAACTTCAATAACAAACGAATCTATTTTTAATGATACTCATAACACAGAGTATCATTCTTTATTTATGGGTGTGATCTTTCGAGCATTGTTAGATGCTACTAAACCAGTATCTACCAATGAGCCTACTCATATTAAAGTAGATCGTCGTGCTGCTAAAGCCTGGTTCTATGCTTGTTCAGGCGTGACTTGTGAAAACTTTGAATACGTATGTGATGTAGCAGGAGTTGATCCTGTTGCTATGCGAACAATTGCTGATAAAATATTTAGTGAAGAGGATACTAGTTATGCCAGAAAACAAATCAACTCGTTCTTCTACGAAACATGATATGGTTAACAGCCCTAAGCATTATCGTATGCAAGGTGTAGAGGCAATAGATATTCTAGAAATGTCTATGACTGAAGAAGAGTTTATGGGTTACTTAAAAGGTAACATGCTTAAATATATTATGAGATATAAACATAAGAATAAGCCCAAAGAAGACTTGCAAAAAGCAGAGTGGTATCTTAAAAAACTAATTGAGAAGATATAGAGGAGAACAACATGAACCAAATTACTTTACCAACTAATTACCAATCATTCATTCACATGTCTCGTTATTCTAGATGGTTGGAAGAAGAGCAGCGCAGAGAAACCTGGGAAGAAACAATAGATCGATATCTTTCTTTCATGGTAAATCATCTACGTCATGATTATACTTATGATTTGTTTGGTGAAGAATTATCTGAGATTAGAAATGCTATGCTTAATCTTGAGGTGCTTGGTTCTATGCGAGCTTTAATGACTGCTGGTCCTGCTCTAGCCCGTGAGAATGTTGCTGGTTATAATTGTTCTTATCTTCCTATTGATTCACCTCGTTCTTTTGATGAGTGTCTATATATTCTTATGAATGGTACAGGTGTTGGCTTTTCTGTTGAGCGTCAGTACATAGCTAAACTTCCTACAATTCCTGATGTAGCTTTTGAAGAAACAGATGATGTTATTTCTGTTGCTGACTCTAAAGAAGGATGGGCTAGAGGGTTACGTGATTTAATCTCTCTTCTATATACTAATCGTATACCTAAGATTGATACTAGTAAAATTCGTCCTGCTGGAGAACGTCTTAAAATATTTGGCGGTCGAGCTTCTGGTCCTGCTCCTCTAGAAGAACTGTTTGATTTTACTATTCAAACATTTAAGAAAGCACAGGGTAGAAAACTAAATTCAGTTGAGTGTCATGATATCATGTGTAAGATTGGTCAGGTAGTAGTTGTTGGTGGTGTTAGAAGGTCTGCTTTGATTTCACTTTCTAATCTAACTGATGAGCGTATGCGTATGGCAAAGAGTGGTGAGTGGTGGGTAGATAATCAGCAACGCGCACTATCTAATAACTCTGTTTGCTATACAGAGAAACCTGACATGGGTATCTTTATGAAAGAATGGCTCTCACTGTACGAAAGCAAGAGTGGAGAGCGAGGCATCTTCAACCGTGTCTCTGCACAGCAAAAAGCAGCATCTAATGGTAGGCGTGATGGGTCTATTGACTTTGGCACCAATCCCTGCTGTGAAATTATTCTACGTCCCTATCAGTTTTGTAATCTATCAGAAGTTATTTGTAGAGCAGATGATACTATTTCTACACTAAAAGAAAAGATTAGGATTGCAACTATTCTAGGTACATTTCAATCTACTCTAACAAACTTTGGTTATCTACGTAAACGATGGAAAGATACTACAGAAGAAGAACGTCTGCTAGGCGTATCACTTACAGGTATCATGGATTGTTCTGTTATATACAATGCCAAGCCAGAGACGCTACAAGAACTAAGAAATGTAGCTATTAAAACCAACAAGAAACTAGCAGAAAAGTTAGGTATCAATCAAAGCACTGCTGTTACTTGTGTTAAACCTTCAGGCACTGTATCACAACTTGTTGATGCTGCATCTGGTATACATGCTAGACACAATCCCTATTATGTTAGAACTGTTAGAGGAGATAACAAAGACCCTCTTACAATGTTCCTCAAAGATAAAGGTATACCAGCAGAGCCAGATTTTACAGCACCTGATAGCGTAACAGTATTCTCTTTTCCTATGAAGAGTCCAGACAATGCTGTGTGTCGTTATGATATGGGTGCTATTGAACAACTTGAACTATGGTTAAAGATAGCTGATAACTACTGCGAACATAAACCTTCAGTTACTATCTCTGTTAAAGAACATGAATGGTTTGAGGTAGGTTCCTGGTGTTGGAACCACTTTGATTCTCTATCAGGTATTTCTTTCCTACCTTTCTCAGATCACACTTATAAGCAAGCACCTTATCAAGATATTAATGATGAAGATTATAACAAGTTATCTAGTGAGATGCCTCCTGCTATTGATTGGTATGAACTTCAGGAATATGAACGAGGAGATACAACTAGTGGATCACAAGAGTTAGCCTGTACTGGTGGCGTATGCGAGGTAGTAGACATAGGAGCATAGCATGGCAACTACATTAACTTCTTTTTACTTACGACAATATAAAGATACTGTACCTAAAGGTGATTCCAATATACATGAAGCTATTGATTTATTGCTACATTATATGGGTGATACTTTGGATACACCTATAGAAGAATTTCCTGACTCTGGATTTACAGATAGTTTTGATGCTAAAGCAACGGAGATGTTGAAATGAGACAATTTGTATTTGACTGTTGGAACGGTGTGATGAACGCAGAAATAAATCCTTTAAAAAATATAAAGGATTTGCAGGTAAGACATTTAGTCCTACAAACACTTGCTTGGATGTGGTGTATTACATTCTCTATAATGATAGGTGATTTACTTTTCTTTGGTTATACGCTTGTTGCACATACTGTTTTAATAGCTGCTGTTGTTATAACAGTCAGTACTTTTGAGGCAGCAAGAAGAAGTCCTACAAGTTTTGACTTTGTTAAAAAGTATCACACGCCGTCTAGAAGTAGACATCAGTGGTACAATGGCAAAAAGATAACTTATCCAGATGGAGACCCAGGTGGAGAACATGAATAATATGGAAGTTACACTTATTGATTATATGGGTTCTGATCTTACAGTTGTAAATGCAGCAAGAGTTTCTTTTAACAAAGAATCAAACTGGGAAACAATACCAGAGGCTGGACCTGTACGTGATCTTCTTAAAGAAACAGATGAAAGACTAATTACTTATCTTGCTAAACATAAACATTGGACGCCCTTCGCTCATACTTCTCTTCAGTTTAGGATCAAGGCCCCTATCTTTGTAGCTAGACAGCTTGGTAAACATCAGGTGGGTTTGGTTTGGAATGAAATCAGTAGGAGATATGTTGATTATGAACCAGAGTTTTACTACCCAGAATATTGGAGAGGTAAAGCAGATGATAAGAAGCAAGGTAGTTCAGAGGAGAAGATAGATATTAATCCATCTCACGGCTCTGGCCCTGCTATGGTAGATGATTATAAACAAGCTATGCAGACATGCAGTTGGACATATCAACAGTTACTAAGAAAAGGTGTGGCACCAGAGATGGCACGCATGGTTCTTCCACAGAGTATGTTTACTGAATGGTACTGGACAGGTAGTTTAGTATCTTTTTCTAGGGTCTGTTCTTTAAGAAGTAAAACAGATGCTCAAAGAGAAACTCAAGAGATATCTTCTATGCTTGAGATACAATGTGCAAAATGTTTTCCCTCCTCTTGGCAAGCTTTAATGACACCATGAAACTATACACTAATGATGAAGAATTTGATCTGTTACATCAAGCAGCAGACAAAGCTAGAAAGAATGCCAAAGAAGTAAAAGTTTCTAGACAGGCACTTATAAATTTACTTATGGATCATTCACATTTAGTAAAGTCAATAAAAGAATTAGGTGGTGATGTAGATTTTAGTTGACTTTACATTTAAGATATGATATAATTTGTAATATAGTAGAGAATGCTTTTGGTTCTCTACATTCTTGCTAATAAAGGAGAACAATATGTCTAGCGTATATCCTAACTTTCCTTCTCATGTATGGAATAATTTTTTTGAACAATCAATTGGGTTTGATAAATTACTA